CGTCGTTTAAAATTCCGTGGTCACACTGGTAATTATCCATTTCCCATTCAGAGATGTGGTCGTTTACTGGTGTAACTCCTGGACGTTCTACACGCCAAATTTCTCCACCATGTTTTTTTATGTAGGCTGCTTCGTTTAAGAACCTAACATCAGCAATTACATAGTTTTTGTCTGCTCTCATCTTTCCAAAAGCAGCCATTACCCACACATCTGAATGAATAGTCATACGAGCCGAGTAACCAAGAACTTGTAAGAACCTACGTACTTCTGCCTTTGATTTTGTAATGTCCCATCCGTAGTTATCTACAATGTCAGCAAGACGTTCTCCATCAACGATTGGATTCATGTCATAAAGAATCTTACGAATAGGGTCCGCAAAGGCTACGCGTTCAAACCCGTAATCTTTGATGAGAAGTTTTGCAACGGTGTCTTTACCAGACCGTGCATACCCAGATAAGCCAATAATCATGCAAAAAACTTGTCTTTTCTAAAGGTCTTCATATCTCCTGTACGGCGAGTAATCTCACGAGAAATTAAAGCACCATCACGCTCTAGGTTGTTGTACATGACCTCAATCATTTTTCTGTAAGCGTAAAGAGTGTCTACTTCTTCTGATAACTTTTCAATTTCAGCAGAACCAATAACGTTGGCTTTTACAGATGTTACGGGGATTTTTGTAACTTTAACTTTGCCTTTTTCATCTACGGTAGAAGTAGACGTTGGCTGTAGAAGCATTAGTTTTGCAGTTTGAGTTTCTAAAAGTTTTTCAGCAGCACGTTCATCAATTTGGGCTGCTGCTAACTGAGTTGCAACGTAGTTAGTCCAAGCAATAACGTGGCTATACAAGTTACTAATTTGTTCGCTACCTAACTCTGTTAGGTCTTTTGGCATAAGGGGGTAATCCCCTTGTGTAGGAGCAATGCTGAACCCCTGATTCAACAGGTCTTCTATTGCCTGTGCTGATGCTTTACCCAATTTCAAGGTCATTACCGTCTCCAAACTGTGCACAAGACTTGCATCCAAGTCCGATGTTGCACTCTAGTGGTGTTTTACTATCAACTGCTTCGACCACTATACGGGCCTTGTCAAATATATCTTCAACAAGTTCGAAGTCAGCCTTTACTGCAAACTCTTTGTAATCTTGGTCTGCTTTAAGTTCGTAGATATAAACAATCTCATTTACATCGTGACCCATCCGTTTCATCAATTCTAAGTAAATCTGACCTTGCATAAGGTGAGTTCTGAATGGGCGACGAATACTTCTCCACGCTTTTTGAAGGTCTCCATCAGCCTTTGCAATCAATTCAGGGGCTTCTATACGCAAAGTTCCAGACCCAATTGATTTTATCTCTATCAAGCAATCATCTTTAATGCCTTTTATCCAGCCGTCAGAATGACCAGCGATTCTTAGGTCATCCTCTATCAAAGGAACTTCTTTATAAACCAAGAAGTGGCTGTATGCGTTGCAGTACATACACATCTTTGGCGATGTTTCATACCAAGACATACCGCAGACTCGGCAATGCCATAGTCCATGCAGAACGCCTATCTCTTTAAACCAGTTCTGCCATTTAGCGTGGATTGAATGGCCCTCATCAAATATAGATTGTAGACGAAGGTTTGGTTTATCTTTCTTTACCTTTGCACCACTTAGTGCAAAATAAGAAGCACGTAAACACCAATTAACCTTTGCCATCTCAGAGGGATGCAAGACTGTGGTCTTACGTTCCTCTGCAGGTTTAGTTAGCAGGTGACGTTCAATATCACCGAGTAATCTAGGCTCAGTCTTCTTAGCGTCTAAGAACCTCTTTAAATCTGTGTTCATTAATCTTTCCAGTCGTCCAGTTGTTCAATGTACTCTTTTAGTGACATCTTCTTTTTGTAATCCTTTCGCCACTTTCTAACTAAAGCGTTACGTTCCCTATGGGACATACCACCCCAGATGCCATGTGGCTCTTCTCTTTCTACCGCATCCCACAGACATTGAAGTCTTACTGGGCAAGGATTCTTTCCGTTGTCACCAAAGCAGTATGACTTAGCGACATCTGCAATGATTTTGTATAGTTCTTTATCACGTGGGGGATAGAAGACATCGGTTTCAACACCTTTGCACCTTGCCTCGTATCTCCAAGCGTAATCTGGTTCATCCATTGACAATTCCTTTTCATAAGTTCTCTCTCATTTCTAGGTAATCGTCTTCAAGGAGAATCACGTAATTCTCCCCATCTAGATGGATGCCAAGTACGGGTGTTCGGCTATCTAGTATTGCCTCTCTCGTAATCTTCTTTAGAACTTCAGACTTGATGGTGACCTGTTTTTTACCAGTCCACTTATGTTCTATCAACAAGTCCTCTGCTCTAACATCTCCCTTTCTCTGCCAAAAAGCACCAGAAGCAGCATTGCGTTTTCCGTTTACACGTTTTGCAATACGGGCCTCGTGTTTACGAGATTGCTTCTGGCCCTCAGACTTCATGTGATTTTTTCTGGGTCAAAAATAACTGGCTTTACCTTACCAAGTGAGGTCAATGTCAAAGCCACCATTTCTGCTGCTGCTACAACGCCGATTGCTAAATCTTCTGGGTGTGCTTGGTCGTGAATATTACGACCAGCAAATGCCCAATCATTACTGCTTGATTTAACAACGTCGTTTACAACAGTTAAAAACTGGTCCATAGACAAATACCAGTTTGGTGCAGTGCTATCTGCCAAGGTCAATCACCTTTCTACTTAGTTCTTCCTTAAGGTCTAGTTCCTCACGGATAGAAGCAATAACAGAGTCTGTTCCCTGCCATTTACGGTCACCATAGTAGTACCAGCCACCTTTACGTTCAATGATGCCATGAAGCACTGACATTGCTGCAATTTCTTTAGCAAAGTCGTACTCGCCTGGTTTGCACTCTCCACCTTGGTCAAAGTAGAAGTCAAAATAAGCAACACGCTGTGGTGGTGCAGTCTTGTTCTTTAAAACTCTGACTTTGATTGTTTGACCAATGCGTTTCTTGTCTTGACCTGAACCAGCCTCAATCCAGTCATCTCTACGAATCTCAGAACGAGTAAAAAACGCATAGTTCTTGCCTTCTCCACCAGGAGTTGTGCGTGGGTCTCCGTGCATAACCCCAATCTTCATACGATATTGATTAACGACCAGTCCTAGTATTGGACGCTCATCTTCAACTAAACTTCTTTTCATTGCTGCACCAACGACTCTAAAGAACTTATTAGTTATAAGTGCTCCTCGACCAACTGTCATTTCTTCCATGGTCTTCTCCATTTCAGGAGCGGGAGATAAAGAAGGTAATGAATCTATAACAATCGCATCTACAGCCTTAGACTCCGCAAACTTAATTACAGCGTCATAGGCTTCTTCCATTACGTTCGTTTCAATAACAATAACGCGTTCTTGGTCGACTCCACACATGTTTGCATAACCTGGAACCCACTGTTCTGCTGCGACCCATACAGTAGTGTAGTCAGGGTTGAGAGCCTGGTTAGCAGCGATTGTCTTGAGTGCAACAGCAGTCTTACCGTGAGACGACTCGCCAATAAGTTCATTCCATTGGTTTCCTGGAAACCCACCACCAAGGACAAAATCTAACGTTGTGGAACCTGAAGTAATTCTAGGAATTAAGTTATCGCGGATATCAGAACCAAGTATTGCCACATTACCGCCATGTTGTTTATTTATATCCGCAATTATTTTACGGGCTTCATTATTCATCATTCCACTCTCCCAATAATTCCTTGAGGATTAAAGTTGTTAGTTACATTATTTCCCATAGCGGGTTTTGCTACGCCTTCTACTTTTGCACCTTCTAATGTTCCAAACTTACTGCCTGACTGAGATATTGGATATCCGCAGTCATAACAACGCGGGGCTGTGTTTGCTACCGCCATGTAGTTACTGGAATTGCAATTAGGACAAAGATTTACTTGTACAGCACTTTGAGCACGAGTCTGTACTTGTTGTGGTTGCGGAGGAGTGTAACGCGTCATTGGTTGTTGAGACGGAGGCATAGGAGGAGATACGTCCTGTCTTGGTTGTGGGGACTGTAACTTTTTTGCCCACCAATCTGAACTTGTCATTTTCTGTTCCTTGCTAGTGGACCTAACTCTAACAACCCTATATCAACCATCTGTGCAATTGAACCGATTGCACACGACATCATTAAAGATTGAGAACGTTCTTGATAAAACTTAAAGTAATCTTCTGGAACTTCCTCATCTTTCATCTTAGTTTTAAGAAGTTCTGTAGTTGCTTTAGACAGTTGAAA